AAACGGACTCTTTATCCGAGACACTGTGATGCTAGCGCCTTACCATCTCATTCCTGAGTTGACTAAGACGGACGTTATTCGTATTGAGAACCTTAATGGCGCTCGATTCGAATTACCGTTTTCTGCGTGTTCGTATCAACAATTGACGACGAAACCGGACATGTACGGCAAGTATGCTATGAAAGATGCTTGTCTGATTAAGTTCCCACGTCATGTAGGAGCGTATTCTGACATTGTTAAGCACTTTCAACTGAACCACGACCTGAAATACACGCGAGCTGATATTAACCTCTATACGGTGAGACATGATGGTAAGCGTACCCTTGGCATGATTCTAGGTAATCGCACCGCCCACGCTATTGACACAAAGTCTTTTAACGTGGCGGGTGAGATAGTAGAGTTACGCCAGGGATACGAATATGATCTGCCCACTAATAATGGAGATTGCGGAGCTCCCCTGATTTTGCAAGAACCTACGTGTTTGCGCAAGATCGCGGGAATTCACGTCCTCGCTCTCATTGATGGGAAACGAGCTTTTGCTCAATCCGTCACACGAGGCGATTTGGAGCGTGCACTGGAAAAGTTTGGTCCTCTTATCAAGACAGATTTTGACGACATGGCAAACTTCCAGTTCACTTCCGTTGAACTACCACTGGATACAACATTTGATACCGCTGAACTTGTGAAACTACTTCACTTGCCCGCCCCCACATTCTCTTATGTTGGAGAATGCGACACCAATGTTTTTGTACCTGGAAAGACCGACATCCAACCTTCTGTGATTTATGGTCAGGTCTCTGACCCGATCACGCGACCTGCTTTATTGTGGAGTCCCACGACAAATCTTCTTCATAAGAATTTGGAGAAATGCGCCATGGAAACCCCATTTATTCCGCAGGAAGCAATCGACCGTGCCGTCGCGAGTTACAAGCCTCTGCTCTTTAGTGGAACCAAGAGCCATCTCCAAAGGATTTTAACATTCGAGGAGGCGGTGCAAGGTCTTAGTGAAGAGTCTGAATACTTGTCATCTATCAACCGTTCGTCTTCCCCTGGGTTCCCCTGGGTCCTTTATAGACCTGGAGGTTCAAAGGGTAAGACGGCATGGCTGGGAGATGGGGAGTACGTGTTTGATGACGTTGTGAAGTTTTCCGTGCAATCACGGATTGATAATGCGAGACAGGGCATTCGCACTGCTTGCATCTGGACTGACACTCTGAAGGATGAACGCCGACCTCACCAAAAAGTTATTGATGAAAAGACCCGTGTGTTTGGTAATGGACCTATGGATTATACAATTGCCTTTAGGCAGTATTTCCTTGGGTTCCTTGCCCATATCATGGAGAACAGAATCAACAATGAACAATCCCTTGGAACAAATGTGTACTCTGGAGATTGGAAAGCCACTCGTGATTACTTGCAACGTAAAGGCAAGAAAGTCATTGCTGGGGATTTTTCCACTTTCGATGGCACATTGAACTCTTGCATTATGTGGGAGTTCGTGAATGTTATCAATGATTGGTACGACGATGGCGAAGAGAATGCTCTCATTAGGCAAACTCTTTTCCTTGAAGTTATCAATTCGATGCATCTCTGTGATGGGATGTTCTACATGATGAATCACTCACAACCGTCTGGTAATCCTATTACCACTGCGCTTAACTCGTTTTACAACTCAGTGTCGATGCGAATCGTCTATGATATTTGTAGAAAGCGAGCCGGGCAAAGTGTTAGTTTAGATTTTAATTCCCAGGTGAACATGGTGTCGTATGGTGATGACAATGTTGTCAACTTTACGGACCTTGTTTCTGTTTGGTTCAACCAGAACACGATCACAGAAGCCTACAAAGAAATTGGCATGATTTACACTGACGAGCTGAAGTCGGGAGATGATATGGCCGATCATCGTCTTATCGGAGAGGTCGCTTACTTAAAGCGGCACTTCCGGGAGGACGGTGAGCGGGTATATGCTCCTCTTGACCTTTCGGTTGTTCTCGAAACCTGCAACTGGGTCCGCAATGGTCCAGATGCAGTTGGAGATTGCAAAGCCAACTGTGAAACAGCCATTTCCGAATTGGCACAACACCCTCGGGACGTTTTTACTAAGTATTCGTCCATGATCGAGAAAGCATTCCGTGCGTCTACGGAGGAAACTCTAAGTTTTAAGACGTACGATGAGTATGAGGAGTACGCTATTGAGCAGTACTACACTTAGTCATACGGGCACAGACTACGAGAGTGACCTGTCTCGCACCCACACCTTTAAAAATGTGCGTGCGTTACAGGCCGCTGTATAGCTGTGTAACAGAGTTAAGCATCCACTGGGAAGTGTTTTGTTTATTTCCTCTCATCAATAATATCGATGTCTTTGCCTAAATCGCAGATTAGTCGATCATGAATTAGCAACTACTGGATTCAGCCACATATCCCCTCTTGGAAAGGTCGGTGACGGCCCTAGGTTCTGCCCATTGCGGGTGGGTATGTGTACTGGAAGAACGTGGTAACGAACTTGAAGAAAGTGGTTACGAACGTGAAGGTTTTCCTATTTACTATGATCGATGAACTATTTTACAGATTTAGATTCAAAGTTTTATCCCGTTATTTTGTATACG